TTGTGTTCATAGTATTTTTATTTATAAATATTATTCAATATAGAAAAATTATCCATTTGAGGAATTAAACAAGTTAATTGCGTTTTGCACCTCTGTTTCAATATTACTTAATAGTGCTGGGTCGTAAGAATTATATATATCCTCTCTTCCAGTTCCAGTATTGGTAGCCGCAAAATTTAAAATGTAAAATTTAGTAATTAATTTTGCATCAATTTGTTGAACTTGATACATTCTATCTTTCCATCTTTGAACCAAGTATTTGATGGAGTCATCCGCATTCGCAAATGATGCAAATGGCACGTTACTCGAAGAACAGAAAAATCTAGTCTCCATATAATTTTTATTCCAATTCTGTTGTAAATCCAATCCGATAAAGTTATTATTATTTGCCTGAAATCCTGTTTGTGTTCCTGATGCAATATAAGCCGCTGCAAACACACACATATTTAATTTATCTTTTTCTGAAATCGTAGTTGCCCCAACCAAAGATTTTACTTTCCCAACCATTTGATTTGTTGTAAGTGTCTGTTTAACCGCAGCTTTATAAGTAAATTCTACAAAATTAGTTGAAGCTGAGCAGGTTTGGTTAGCCGATGCAGTATTAGAAGGATTTGTATTAACAAAATCATTTAATTGTTTCTGTTGAGCTTTAACATTTTCGGCCTTTTTAGCCTCATTGTTTATCGCCTCCTTTTGTCTATTACTTTCAGCAATAACAGAATTTAAAAGATTTGTTTTTAATATCTGTAAGAAGTTATCTATTTTAGGTAAAGACGCGGTCGGTTGTCTTACCGCCTCCAATATGGTCTCGAAACTACCGGGATTTACAGTATGAGTAACCTTTGTAATCATATATGGACCACTAAACATTGGTACGTGCCTAAGATTGAAATACATTGTTGGTTGTATCATGGCATTGCCTAATAAACTTACGGTACACGTATAACTTCTGTTTTTATACAAATTATATAGGGATAGGTTTTGAGTTGCCACTGCCCTATTCCCTCCTTGGTTTGCCATCTGATTTAGGACTTGGAGAGCTTCTGCGGTACTCTGGCTATTACCTTGATTAATATTAAATCCATAAAATATTGATTGATTTTGAGGTCCGATATCTACACTAAAGCCAACCACCTTATTTGATTTATCCCAATCGGTTTTACCAATTTGATTTTCTGCTAATGGATTACTTGACGCTTTAGTGATTTCAAACGCATCATCTCTAAATCTAAAATCCACATTATCTTTTATATCAACAATCTCACTTGGTTTGCCACCATAAAAACACACCATTTTAGCACTAGAGTCTCGGTAGTCAACATTCAAAAATGTACCAAACAAATTATTAGCAAAATCTGAAGTACTATCCAATCTTGGTTTTGCGTTTTTCTGAGCTTCTTGAACATTATAAAAATTAACATATGATGGTATGTTCATTACCACAAAATTATTCTCAACAAGAATAGTGGTTATAAAACCCAACATATTGTTTGTTGGGTCAATGGTCATAAGTTGATTTCTTAATTTATAAATGTCACAAAGAACAACATCACCTATATTTCTACTAGCTCTATCTAATAATAGAATGTCTTCAAATAATGTTTTTTGTTTAAAGTCATTACCGGCAATCCATTTATCATTAATCGCTTTGAATGTTTCCCATAAATCAACTTTACTCTGTGGTCCCTCAAGAGCCGATTGATTAATAACCTCTGACTTTAAACTGATATCGGGTAGTTTTTTTCTAATTTTAGTAAAGAAACTATCTATTATTTTGTTTTGGAAGTCATCGGTATTTCTAACAAATTCTCCCAATGAGTTTGACAATGTTGTTTTACTCCATTTACCAACAGGGTCTGGTACTGCGGGAAATTGTGGTGCCGGACTTTTAATTATATTAATAACTTCCGGTGACTCTGCGAGATTACCATAGTACGCCTGTAACGCTTCATTGACAATTCCTTGGCTGTCAGGATTTGCTGATATGGATATTTTTTCTCCTATATATAGTGTCTCTTCATTCTGATTAACAAGTACCGCGAATTTTCTTGGTCCTTGTTTAAAAATTAAAACTTTTGACCCTCCAGATAATTCATAGGTTTCAATTAACGCCCCTTCGTATGGTTGAGTTGATGGTAAAGTTGGTGGTGTTGAATTTACTTGAAATTGAGCTAGTTTTTGTGAAGCGTAAATTTTTATAATTGGGTATAAATTTTTAACATTATTGTCAGTAAAAGCAACATTTAAATCAATAAAGAAATCCGTAATATATGACCCATTATCCGAATATGTTAGACTAGAAATATCTGACTTACCAACATAAGTTTCTAATGCTTTCCAAGCGTCAGGGTAATTTAATTTAGAATCACTGAGGGTAGTAGTTCCTCCGTCAACAGGTAATGCGTTTGGTGTTTTTTCTTTATAACTTTCCCAAGTAAAAGGGTCTTCTATTATTGAAGGTGTAAAAGAATAAAATAATTTTTTATTATAGTTAGATGGGTTACCGAATTTGAACGCAGCATCATATGTCAAGAACTTTGTAAGTGTATTTGCAATAACTGATGTCTGTTTATTTTGAACATCTGTTATCAATTGGTCCCCCGTTGTTCCGGTCAATTTAACGACAGTCATCATGTTTGTGAAAAGTGTCTGAAAGTTTTTGAGTGTCGATGTTAAACTCGATTCTAAATCTGTTTGTTGTGTTGCCGCGGTGTCCCCAGTCGTTCCAGTAGTTCCCGGATTACTTGCTTGGGCGTAACTATTAGTCATCGCCATCGGTTTTATCAAACCACTATCTACAAAATCATACTTACATACTGAAAAATTCAAGAACTCTTCTTCAAATTTATCTAAAATTTCTTTTTCAAATACTGAAAAAATTTCACTTATTTTGGTATAAATTGGTTTTGAATTTAATGTAAAATGATTTTGTTCTTCCTGATTTATAAAAATTGTTTTTAGATATTCTTCAGGTGATGGTTTTAATAAATTGTCTAAATCAAAATATCCATAATGAGGTGCCGCCCAAAACATTCTAACGGACCCATTAAACATAGATTTATTATTATTAACTTCTTTTTTAATTTTACCGTTTTCAAAACATTCCACTTTGGTTTGATTGAAGGTTGACCCTTGTGATGGTATAATAAATTGGTTTGTTCTATTTTTATCGTCAACTAAAACACTCCAAGTTATAATTCTTAAGTCTCTCTGTGGGTTCTCGTCATCAAAACCTTCCGCCAAATCTATGACAGAGTCTTGTGAATAGTTTATACTTAATCCTTTTAAAAATGAGTCCTGTATCGATTGGTCACTGTATGGTGTGTTAAACGCATTTACTACTGTAAAACTTATATTGGTCACATTTTGTGAAGTGCTTATTTGATAAGTGCCTGGTCCGCCAGGTATTCCATCTGTTTGTGACAATATTTGAGCCGAGTTTAATCCGTTTCCTTGTAAAATAAATCCAGTAGTTAATGAATTATGATTTACAGTTAGTACGGTTAATATGTTTCCAGCGGATGTGCAAGTACCTTTAATTTCAGTACTTGTGTCTATAATATTATATCCTTGATAGAATACGTTAAAATCATTAATAAGTTTAGGATAAAATCCAGTGTTAATTAATGAAGATGTTTCGGTACCAAATACCGTATCTTTTTGTAGTACAATGTCGAATGGAGAACCATTCAAAATTAATCCGTAATTCCTTGAGGGGTTAGAACCAAATGGGTCAAAACTGCGGGTTGAATCAAAGTTTTTCCAAGAACCGTCAAGTATGTCTATACCTTTATCGGTGTATTCTTTATATCTATGCCATATAGAACCTAACTTTAAAATCCAAGGATATGGTACTCTGTGGATTGCACCAAACTTTTTTAATGTAGCAAATATATAGTCAAGGGGTTTACTAAAAACACCTCCGTCAGTCGATGACTCAAATGTTTGATATTTCTCCCTTAATGTAGGTAAGGGCAATGAATTTAGAAAAAGATACGCGGGGACTTTATATGGATGTTTATCAAAATTTCTAAACTTTTCAACTCCTTCCGAAATTGAATTTATAAAGAATGGAGTGTTAAACATTGAGGTAGTTTGACTACTTGTTAACAGCCCATTATAACCTGAATAAGTAATATTACCTTCAGTAACAAGTTGTTTCTTGGGTGTTCTTCCTTCGTAAAAACTTTTTATATTTTCGTTAGTAATGTTGGGTACGTTATTGGTCTTATATATAAAGTTAGTTACTATTCTTTTTTCTTCGGGACTTGTCGCATCCAAAAAATTCGTTATGACTTTTTTAGTTTTATTGAATGTCAGTATTTTGTCGGTGGTAAACGCTTGTTTAGCGTCGGCCACATTTTTACCATTCGCCAACCCACTTTTAGACCAAGCGTTACTTATGAAAGGATATATATCAGTAACATCAAAAACATTTGAGAGCGATGCTTGAGCCAAATAATCAATAATATCTTGTTCTTTTTCTAAACTTACAAGCGGTTCTGATACTGGTGCAAGTAATGTATTCAAATCCATAAATTCAAACTCAGAATTTGATATTAAATTTCTTATATAATTTGTATTGTAAATTCCTCTCAAATAATTCTGCCAACTTTGTCCCGTTCCATCATTCGAAAATCCCCTGAGTGTGGATAAATAATTTTGAGAGTTGAACGCATAATTTTTTAACTTGTCAAGTAGGAACGGATTTGTATCCCCCAAACTTGTAACCATATTTGTTGCCTCAGCATCTGCCAACAAATCGATTATTTTATCTGATTCCGCAATAGAGTTAGAACATCTCGAAAGTTTTGAATAATATGTTACAAAATTTATTCTTTCATAAATTTCAAAGAAAAACTTAATCTCTTCTTTATTCGAAAAAACAATGTTGTTTATTGGGAATTCCATAGCATTGAACGAAATTCTCTTTGGTTCGGTTAGTTCATTAAAATTTGTGCTCGGGTTTTGTGGTGGTAAAGTTCTTTCTATGTATCCTTTTATAAATTCTTCTTCAAATTCTATTTCAGGCCAAACATCATATTGAAATCCTTGAGTTTGTTGTATAACATCGCTGTCTCCAGGGTATTTTATTTCATATTTTTCTTGTCCGTTTTCCCCTGCGGTTTCTACTAAAAACTGAGGCCATGGATAAACAGGATTTTCATTATTTAACCCCGGGTCCAAAGCGTCCTGTGACGCACTTTCAATTTGTTTATTAAAAATTGCATTTTTTCTTGCGGGAGCATCCCTTTGATTCCACGCCTCTCTGTGAACATCATCCATCAATCTTATGAAAGCTTCTCCACTTGCAAAAACAACCGCCAAAACATTCCTTATATTTGGGACAAACCCAATACCGTTATTTGAATTTTGTAATAAATTAGATAGAGCTTTAGTTAGGTCTTCTTCTATTTGAATTCTAAAAGCTTTTAATTTTTTTTGTATTTGGTCTATCTCACCAAAAAAAGTCGGGTCTAAAAAATTTGAAACATTATTAATAATTTCATTGGTGTTGTTATCAAATGCAAAATATTGATAGGTTATTTCAGGTTGTCCGTCTTTAACTGTTGTATCAGAAGCATTAAATAAATTTCTTTTCTGAAAGTCAGCCTTTAATTCGTTAATTTGTGTATCTCCTGTCGCAGGAACACCGTTTATTAACTTAAACGTTTCTTCAAAATTTATTTCATTTTCAGACGTGAATGTTCTTAAAAATGTTTTATCATAAGTTATTTTAACGGGTATTGATGCCGGTATGGTCTTATTATCTATAGTATAAGACCCTTTATCCCCAAGTGTGTTATTAGTCTTTAGTTTCTCATTATAACTAGATATCAAAGACTTTAACTCTGTAATCGCCGCTTGTTTTTTTTCAGCATCTAAATTACCTTTAAACGTATATATTTTGGTCTTGAATTGATTTGCCAATACGAATGGCGCTTTGGTATCCATATACTTGTTAAACCAAGACCCCGCTTTTTCTCCTTGAGCCGTATAAACATCCCTTATATATTCATTGATAGTCTTTTGATATAACTCTAGGTCATCCAAAGGCTTCATATTAACTTTAGTAAAGTTATCTAAAATGTTTTTTATAAAGTTCTCAAGTCTATATTGTAATTGTATTAAAGTTAATTCAGGAAAATCATCAGGAATTAATCCTTTAGATTTATATTCTGAATACATTTCTTTAATTTTTTCATACCCAATTTCCGCAAAACTTTGATTGACAGGAGTTGTCGCTCCTCCACCACTTGTCAATGCCGCAACCTGAACACTAGATTTATACATATGAGGGGTCGCTAACAACATACCCATCGATATTTCGGACAACATTGTATATTTGTAAGTGTAAAAAACTAATGATATTTCAAAATTACTTGTTCCAGCATCAAAACGAGAATTGAAGCTTTGTAACATTAATTCTAATTGAATTGCCTTACCGTAATAACCTTTGAGGGTTAAAAAGAATTTGGGGTATGGTAGATTAAAAAACGCGGCGTATGGAGAATTGTTTCCACCTTCAAATAATGCTCTGCCTTTAACATCAATAAGCTCTACTGTAATAATTGGTAAGAATGAAGTATCTAACTTTACAGTTATATTTCTTACCCCCAATAACCCATTATCAGTAGACCCTTGTTTTCCACCTGATGTTATTGTTTGTCTAATATAAAAATCGTCACTCTTATTTGGGTTTGAAATTGCCGTCTTTTTTGGTTGGTTAACACCTTCGCCTTTTACTGAATTTTCTCCTGTTATCTCGTCGGTATAAGAATTATCTAAAAATGTTTTACCACCAGGTTTCAAAAAATTTATCGAAGCGACCGATATAGTTTGTAGTGAATCATTGTTAGCAACTCCCAAAGCTAGTTTTGTTCTTGGGAGCATTTTACATTCCAAATTAACATAATAAACCAAGTCTTCTTGGTTCACAAATCTTTCTTTAACTTTACCTTGAGCGTCAACTACTTTATTTGGGTCAACTATGGTAATGTTGTTATAATCAAATTCCGTTAATATATTTTCGTTATTACCTACCATAGTAGAAGAAGTGATTGTCTAAAGCGTTTTTATAGTCTTGTAACGAAGCTACTAAAGGAAACGGAATAGTCAATATAGACCCGTCAGCAATATTCCATTCTTGACCTCCATAAATTGGGTTTGCTGCTAATATCAACCATCCGAAATATGGAGTACCATAATATTGTTGTGACATCTTATCTAATCTTGATTGACCTATCTTATATATAAATCTTTTATCTGTTGATTTACTCGGCAGATTTACATAAGGAACAACAGTTTGTTGTCCGTTAATTACAAAATTACTATACCTATTAAAATATTGTCTGCCGGCCATGTTACTTAAATTTAAATGGGTTTAGATAACTTTCTTAATTTTCCTTTAACATATAATTTATTATCTAACCCATCTTCAAAATCTTTGTAATCTTTGGATTTTTTGAAGTTTTTCATGTACTTCTCATCATCCTTCAATTGTTTTTTGTACCTGTCAGCAACGTCGTCCACCACTCTATTAACCCTTCGGACAAATTGATTATCCTCATCAATCCCTTTAACCAAATCTTTCTGAAATGTTTGTAATTTAGCATCGTCGGTAAGAACTCTACTTATAATAATATAAAATAGTTTATCATTTTCTGTATTCGACGGGTCAAATTCATTACTCGATTCTGGAGTATCATAGTCACCGTCATAATAAGCGTTATTGGCGATTGCGTATGTTACAGATATTAATTCATTAAATTCTGGTAATACATCAATAAAGGATTGGAAGTCGGACCTTAATTCCACCAAAGTATCGGCAGGTGAATTTTCACTAGATGTTGATACTTCAGATGTTCCGACAGTATTATAAACTCTTGGAACATTTCCTGATAAAAGTTTTCCGTCTAACTTTTCTGAAACTAAACTAACTTTTCTAACTGTCTGATAAAAGTCTTGCTCAAAAATAGTGATTTCTTGTACTATAGTTGATATCGAATTAGAAAACTCAGCCTGAAACGCTTTGAGATAATTATTCAAATTATTTTTCAAGTTATCTATTTTAGTTGTTTCATTGTAAGCCGTTCCATGTTTGTCTATGAAATCGGAAATAATTGGGTTATCATCGTTAATTACATTTTCAATGTTTCTGTCAAACAACGATTGGACAGGTTCTTCGTAGTTTCCAGGATTACCATATATTATAACTTTTTCATCTTCATCCCCATTTTTTGTCGGTAATTCAGTACTTTCAGGATTACTTTCTCTTCTATCATTTAACATCATGAGCACACCATAGTTATTAACCAAGACAACTTTTTCAAGTTGATTAACGATAGTTGAAAAATAATCTTTAGTATTATCATAAAGTTTGTCCATAATATCCTTATATCCAATCTCACCTGTTTGTCCGCTAGCCGCTGGTATATTAGTTATTATTGTACCAATAGTTGTCCCACCATCATTAGGTTGTTGATTATCAACTTGATTTGGTGTTGCAGGCTGTTCTCCATCAATAATACCCTGTACCAAAGTTTTATCTAACGCTGAAGTATCTTCCGTGAATACTGCTCTATCGTCATAAACTTCAGTGTTACCATAGTAATTAAACGACAATGCGTTCTGTAATTGTTCGACAGGTTTAGCAATACCCTGACCACCGATAACATTAAACGATAAGGATATGTTGGCAATCATTGGTTGTACCCCAATACCTTCAGGATTTAGGTCAAAAATCAAAGGCTCATATCCTATTTGTAAGCTAGTTGGTATTATCTTGGTGTGGAAAAAATCTCCAATTCTTAAAATCAAAACAGGTGGTGCCCCGAATGAGGTATTCACGGCATCATTGTATTTTGGTGTTCCATCAGGCCCTATCACAGGTATTGTTTCACCAGGTCTAACACATTGATTCAAGAAAGTTAACCTAGCATTTAATCCTTCAGGGGTCATAGAGTGAAACGCAGGATTAAAATATTTTATTTTTTCTTGAATTGAGTCGTATACAAAAGGATTAGTTTCTTTAATAACCTCAAAATAATCGCACTCGGAAAATAATTGTCTTAATATTTTCTTACCTATACCATCTTTTAATTTCTTAACAATGTCAACTGTTGGTTGTGGCTGTGGTGGGTATTCGGTTATAGTTGATGCGGATGTTCTTGTTTCTGTCGTTTTAATAGGTGTAGGGTCAGGTTTTTTAGGGGGTGTAGGGGTTGGTAATGGGGTTACATTTATATTAGATATTCTAACTCGTCTACATGCCATAGCACTGACAGAATAAGTTTGTGAGTTAGTTGTTACTTTATTATTTTTATCTTTAATGTCAGCGGTACAATCAACCGACCCTTGAGTTCCTGAATCAATTGTTGAGGCTGTAGTCGCTCCCGTAGTCACTTCTAATGAATATTGGGGTATTGTGATTGATTCTCCTGAACCTTGTTCTGATGTGATTGTAAATGTTTTATCCGTATCAATATATTGACCTAATCCCTTACTACGAAAATAATTTTTAACCGAGTCTATACGTCTTTTTGATAAAGCATCATTATATTGAGTACTTGCTTTAGCTGACGCAGAACCAACCATTGTAATACTGATTGTTCCTTTTTTGTTTGATAAAATATCTATTGCGTCCGGAATAAATTTATTATTTATAATATTAAAATTATTTTCAATTATTTCCGTAAAGAACTCATCAGTATTCGCCTCAGCACTTCCTGAAGGAAAAGTTACAGAAGCGGTCGAACTATAATTAGATTTCTGTCCTATGTAGATATTATAAGCACTTTCAAAATCTTCACTTGTGGTTGTAACAGTTTTGTCTTGAGGGCCAGGCACATCGTTATCAAAATAAAATGCAAACCCTAAATAATTTGAGTTGAAGGACGCAAGAGTGGTGTCTTCTGTAACTTGTGGTACTTCTTCAGCGACACCAGGAGTGATAACATCCACTTGATAATTGACAGGAATCTCTCTTTTAACACCGGCCAATTCTTCAGGTGTTAATCTTGGATTATTGATTATTTCTTGATATGTAAATAAATCTTTTGAGGGAATCGTGTTGAATTTTTTTGCCAATTCATATATGTCGTATTTTACACATCCCGCAAAGAATGAATCAATTATTGAATTAACTCTTTCCTTACTTTGTCCCTTTAATTGTTTTTCAATTATGGCATTTATTACAGAAGGACTATCTACAATTATTTTCCAACTTAAACTACCCGTTCTACTTGTGTCTTTATAGGTATAAATTGGTTCAGGTCTTCCGATAAATGAAGTTGGGTTCCAATTCGCAGTACTTGACTCATTGAATTTAATATCGTATGGAGGAAACCACATAACTCGGCCTCCATTTGGTCCTTTTTCACAATCAGGTAATTCATCATATGTAAAACCAGGTCTTGACGAAGTTCTCCAAGCCAAGTTCTCAATAGAGAACATATATTTTTTAGCAACAATCTTACCATCCGCTCCTTTCAATAGATTAGTAGAACCAATTCTATCATCACCTGAACCTCTTAAAGGAGCAATATTTAAATTGTAGGTACTATCCATTACAGAATTGGTAAATCTTCTACCCGACTTTGTTATACCATCTCTTTTTTGTAAATCAGCATATGTTAAATAAGGAATATCTTTAGCAAATACCCTACAGTATTCTCTACCAACTTCACCACCAGTTGTATTATCAGTATAAGAAACAACTTGAGAACCTTTTGTCATTTCTTTATACCCGTCATTGAACACCTTACTTACTTGATTAATCGCATTACCTACGTGTTTTAATTTTTGAATTCCTTGTACGTTATCCGCAGATTGAATAATCCTTTGGGTGTTATCTAATATTGAATTTTTCTTAAAATCAATGTTTGTGGACTCCCCTTTAGTGTAATTTCCGCTAACTATATTAAACTCTTCGTCTCTACTACCCTTTCCTCCTCCGACTGTTGGTTTATAACCCGCAGCACCTTTATATTTAGGTGATGTCCAAACAAAAGCACCTGTTATATCACCAGTATCAGAATAATTTTTTGCCTTTAAACCAAAATTAATTTGGGTTTCATTCCCTTCATATAAAATACCTAATTCAGATGGCCCATATACAGGGGCGTTTACTTGTTGTCCATAAGGATTAACCGGTACTTGGTTTGGTGGAGAAGTAATTGTACTTGGTTCGGCATTCTTACTTCCTACATAATAACCAGGGCCTGCACTACTACCCCCCAATAAATCAACCGCGGCGTTTATTATACCCGAAGCTATTCCCAATAAACCACCAAATTGTTCCTGATATGATGGTTGATACCTATTATAATCAAGGTTATTGAAAAGTGCCGACCTTTGAGCATTACCCGTATTCGCCAAAAATATTTCAGACGGATTTCTTGTAATATTTAATATCGGACCTAAAAATCCACCTGTTAGTTGATTTGTAACATTAAGAGCGTTAGATATCTGTGGTGATTGACCATTAGGTGTATTTTCGTCAAAATAATCACCTGGTATTGGTGATACCGGCCAATAAGCACTAGCAAGTCTTGTTGCCAAATCTACTGTTCTTGATATAGGGTTTTCAGGAACAGTAATTCTATAATTTCGATATATTAAAGGTTCTTTACCCGATGCAACTAAACTAGCCTCAAACGGGTCCTGTAATGCCTGTAAATTTACTAAACCTAAACTATTTTGATATATTTCAGCATTAATCCTAACCTCAAACAATTTTTTTAATTGTTCGGCCCCAAGTTTAGCAATATATGAGTCCTGTGATAACGGTCCATTGTCACCCGTCGGATTATTTGATAATAATATTTGATATGGCGAATAAGTTGAAGGTACAAAACTTGGTGGTTCCCAGTATTGAACAAAATATTTAAAACTTAACGGGATATCTTCAGTACTATATAAATAGTTATATCCTCCATCAGGTAAAAATCTATTCTGATTATTCGGAGCAAATGCCGACCCACTCAAATAATAATCTGATGACAAAACTAATGGACTTACTGAAAAAGGGTAATATGGTCCTTGGTTTGGGTCAACAGGTAATAAAGGTCCATTATATGTTATGTCTAAATTATATCCACCTTCAGGTCCGAATTCGTTTAATGGGTATAATTTATTAGCAAATGGGTTTTCAGCAATTAATTCATCAGGTGAATTAATTACCGAAAGATTTGATTGGATATATTCATACGTTAATTGATTTGCCGGTGGAGAATAAACACCCGGCACATTATAAGGTGCCAAGTTTCTCGCAATCAATTTGTCTCTAAAGGACTGTGTTGACGAAAATGATAAACTACTTTCGGACATCAATTAAACTTTATTATAAATAGATGACTTGTTATTTTTTCACAATACCCGTAGCTGATGGAGTTAAACCATTTTGTTTAGCGGCGGTCTCAACCGCTTGTAATAACGTCTGTTTGAATACGGGGTCTTGGAATATTTTTTCGAGTGTTGAAGCATCTACTCCTGGAGGGGAATCAATTTTAATATTTAACGATATATTTGAGTTTGAATTGGTTGTCATTGTTTGATTGGTTATCCCCCGTCATTCCTTCGTTTTTAGCAAATTGACCCGTGACAGTTGTCAATAACTGAGCAAATTTATTTTGACTAGTTGATAACTCTAATGTACTGTTTTTCGCACTTTCTATTGCCGAGTTAAATCCTTTTTCTAAAAACTCTGATGTTTGTTTTGCTATTCCTGTCATAGATTTGAATACCGCTTCAACACTATCTTCACCTCTAATAACTCTATTCAATGTATCAACAAAATCAGTTGCCCCTTCGTCATAAATTTTTCTCATACCTTTGATGTCGATTTCATCAAAAGCGTCTGCAGTTTTTTTATAACCCGCAACCACAGCCTCGATAGCGTCTTGACCTACTTCACTTCCTCCAAAAGCATATCCTCCTCTATCTTGCAGTGAATCAATACTTGCCTTTATTCCTTGTAGAGTTGTTAATTGTTGGGTGGCGAGGTCCTCCATGGTTTTTGGTTTACTATCTTCCATGAATTTTGCCAACTTTGCTTGGTCTCCACCAAACTCTTTCATTAAATCATTAACTTCCCTATCCTTACCCTCATACGAAATAACATACTCACCCTTTTCATTCATTTCTGCCATGTTGGCAATGAATTGTTTTTGTTCTTCAGTTATCGTATCAGGGAATTTAATCTTCTGTAGTTTGTCTTCGAGTTCCTTTGCACCAATCGCCATTTTTGCAAATTCGGCCGGCATCATACCCAATTCTTTAGCAACCTCTTTAAGTCTTCTTTGTTCTCCTTTAATAATTTCAAATTGACCTTTTTCATTTAACTTTACAAAGTCTTTACCTAAATCAGCAAAACCTTCAACTCCTCCTTGGAAAGTAATAAGGTTCAACTTATCCATGTGTTTCATAACCTCTCCAGTTACCGTCCCCACATTAACCCCTATTTCTCTTGCAGTATTAACAATTTTTTCCATTTGTGTTCCCGCTTGATATATTGAGATACCAACATCTTTGAATTTTGGAACAAATTCCGCGGCCTGCTTTCCAGATACCTCACCAGCAGCATATAACTTTGCATACGCCTCAGAAGCAATAACCACATTTCTACCTACTGACTCACCGACTGTTTGTTGAATTTGAGCAATCTTTTCAAAATTACCTCCCAACTTGGTTACCTCCGTGACCGCATTGGTCATGGACATCTTTAGATTAACTATATTATCCGTACCGGTACCGAAAGATTTAGCAATTGCTTTGGCGGCATCATCAACCTCAAATAGTTTTTCTAACATCCTATCAGGATTTATGTTAGTCGCAAGAGCGTCTCCTATCTCGGTAGCGAAATCACTAATAACACCTTTAATCTCTTCTAACGCGGATTTTTTTGTGGTGTCCTTCTTGTCACCTTCTCCTTCTAACATCAGGTTCTATTTTTATATAAATAGAACAAATTAAAGTTTTTAACTTTTCGGAGTATTATATTCTATGATTTTATCAACCAAGTATTTTCTCACATAAGTGGGCATACTCAAGAATTCACTATATTGTGTTCTCAAAAATCTACCCATCAATAAAAATTCATCTGTAAGATACTGCCGGTAATTAGAAGAAAGGCCGAAAAAACTCAACCCCAAACGCAATCGTAACTGTTGCAATTTCTCCTGATGGGGCTTTTACTTGTCTTTTTAGGTCTAATGACGGTTGGTTGTCAATAAGGAAGTTTCTAATATATTTAGAGTCCATAATAGGAAGGTTCTCGATAAATCTAGCAATGACACCCTTGTCTCTTTCACCATTTACCTCAACAATTTGTTTTTGTAATCTCCATTGTACTCTTGGAGCGACTCTACCGGCCGGATATTCATCAGCCATTTTATTCAACTCTATAACTTCACTATATGTAAGTAATCTTAATTTAACTTCGGACTCAGTTTTAGGTAATTTTGTAATGAACAAACCTTCTTCATTTGGTTTATGTTCAGTTTGTTTGATATACAATTCATCTAACACAATGGTAGTTTGGAAATTTTTACCTGTTCCTGGGTCTTCTACGTTAATTGAATATTCAGGTCCGAAAGATGTGTTTCTAAGGAAAATTAAAACCGCTTCAACATCTCCCTCCAATAACTCTTCAGGTCTCAAATCATGTTCATAAACTTTGTTACGTAATAAATTAAGAACAAAATAATCTTTATTATATAAAGCGGCATTTATAATAACGTTCTCATCACTCGCGGTTAGATAACCTACTTTGATTGATTTCTTTTTTGACTTATAGAATACACCACCTGAAGGTAATGTAACAACGTCGTGGGGAAGATTAAAATTTTCCGTCGCAGCGTTTAATAAACTAGCATCCATTGTTTTTTATTTATAAAATAACTATTATAGTAAATTAATCAACACTTGTTTGATTATCACCAGACTCTAACTTTTTTTTCTTATTGTGACGATTAAGAAATTCTTCTTCGGTATCGAAAACTTTACCACACCGATTACATGTATATCCACTAATTTCTTCCATAAAAAAAATCCCGTATAACAATATATACGGGATTATATAAAATATGTAAATTGAATTTTAATAAACTAATATACAACGGTCCATACGAAGAGTTGCTGAGATTGTTGCCAACGCATCTGTATTGTATGCCAAACTATCAAAATTAACATCAGATAAGAATGTTCCTTCTAAAATCCATTTTTCAACAACAACACCAGTTGGGTCTAACATTTCCAAATCAACGTTTTTCTTATAACCAACAGCATAACCCATACGACCTGTAACTGATTCAGCACATAGACGAACCCACTCCATAAGAGCTTGTGATGCCGATGGTCCGATTGGGTCACGGAATTTAACGTTAATTGTACCCCATGTAAATCTACCGGCCACATATGTGGAAGTATTCAAAAATGGAATTTCCACAGGATTAATAGTAATGTGAGGACGAGCCGTACTCTCAACAAACCATTCGTTGATACCTAACGTAGTGTCAAAACGTAGAATGAATCGGTTTTGCCTTTTGGGTTCGTAAGGTATCGGCATTTTCATCAGTAAATCAGCCATCGTATATCAGTTTTTTAATTTTTTATTTTTTTTCTATTTACTTTGGTTTTTTTTCAAATAGATTCCAGTTATAAGTATCCAGTTAATAAGGTTTTTTAATACCTCCATGTGTAGAAATAGTTTTAATAATATTTTCTGGGTCTTTTTCAAAATGTCCTTTAACTTTTTCTAAGTTTCTTAAATCATCATCTGAAAAACCAATTGTAGGTGTAAATCTATTTGATACTTTATTCTTTAAGAAAGCTCTTTTATTAATCATTTTTGAAATTCTTTTAACATATTCCACAAATTCTTTTAGAGCTTTAATTTTACCTTCTTCAGGACTTTGAGCCGAACCCTGTCCATAAGTTACAGGATAGAATCTACACATGTCCAAGTACTCTATAATCATATCCCTCTTTGAAGTCTTACCAACACCTTCTAAATCTCTGAATTTTTCTAAGTTTTTAGTCAATTCGTTGGAATCAATACCATTGTGATTTGATATTATCATATTATAACAA